GCCTGATAAGGTAGAGATAGTTATAAGGGAGATGAAATAATGACAATAGACTTTGAAAAAGACCAACAAAAAATAGCAGAGAATACAGATTTAAACGCTCTATCTGTGCACGTAGAAAAAATTATGGATCTAGATAAACAACTAGAGCACCAAGAAAACGTGATGAAAGAGTTGAAAAATCAAAGAGACAAAATTAGTTCAGAGACAATCCCTGCAATACTAGCAGAACAAGGATTACAGTCTTTGAAACTTGCTGATGGCACTGTATTAGAAGTAAATAAAAAATACAGCTGTACCTTACCAAAGGATCCACAGAAAAAAGCATCAGCGTATCAATGGCTTCGAGATCAAGGGTTGGGTGACATCATTAAAAATGAAGTCGCAGTAACATTTGGTAAAGGAGAAGATAACAAGGCGAAGCAACTGCTGGACCTTGCGGTCGGCAATGGATATGAGCCAACTCAAAAAGAAAAGGTTGAGCCCATGACATTGAAGGCCCTATACAGGGAGCGTGTTGAGGCCGGCCTCGACATGCCTTCCGACTTCTTTCACTTATATGTGAAAGATGAAACTAAAATGAAACGTTAAAGGAGAAACATGGCAAACGAAACGGGAAACGTGGTAAAAAAAGAAGCAAACTTACCTGTAACAGGTATGTTTGAACAAGACGCTTCTCAAGGTTTAGAGAACATGGATCAGCAAGACCTTGCTCTTCCATTCTTAAGAATCTTGGGACAGCTATCGCCGCAAGTAAATAAGAGAGACTCTAAGTATGTAGAGGGTGCCGAACCAGGCATGATCTATAATACTGTGACTCACGAACTTTACGACGGCACAAAAGGAATCAATGTAGTTCCTTGTTATTACAAGAGAGAGTACATTGAATGGCAAGATAGAGGAGAGGGTTCTGGTGCACCTGTAGCAATACATGCTGCAAGTAGTGGCATCATCAACGAGTCAACTCGTGATTCAATCAATAAAGATAGATTGAAGAATGGTAACTATCTTGAAAACACTGCATCGTATTTTGTGATAGTGTCTAAAGACAATGGGGCAGAGACTGCTCTGATCACAATGAAATCGACACAGTTAAAGGTGAGTAAAAATTGGAACTCAATAATGAGTGGTATTAAATTACAAGGTAAGAACGGAATGTTCACACCTCCAATGTGTTCACACTTATACAACTTAAAAACAGTGCCTCAGTCTAACGACAAAGGTAGCTGGTTTGGTTGGTCTGTGTCCAAAATAGGTCCTATACAAGATAAGGCCTTGTACGAGCAAGCAAAAAGTTTTGCAGATAGTATTAAAAAAGGTGCTATTCAAGCAAAACATGGTAAAGAAGAGACTACGGAAGAGAAATCTCCGTATTAATTTTCCCCCAAGGAAAAGGGGCGGTGATGGGAGACTGGAGCCGCCCCACAAAAAAGAAATAGAATGATTGAAAAGTTTAAAAAAATATTTGAAGGATTGACAATAGCTTATGGTCAATATCAGAAGGGAGAAAAAGATGATAATGGAAAACAAAAAGGTAAGGCCTTCATTGTACGTAAGCAGGTTTCGAAAGAACTATTTGAAAACCACCTTAAAGGTGATGGACCTGCGCTCGGAATTATCCCGATTACGGAGAAGAATGATTGTAGGTGGGGTTGTATTGATATCGATGAGTATAATCTTGATCACAGGGCTCTTATATCTAATATTCGTAAATTAGATTTACCTCTTATAGTATGTAGATCAAAGTCAGGGGGAGCGCATGTATTTTTATTCGCAAAAGAATTTATATCTGCCTCCCTCATGCAAAGCACTCTCAAAAAAATTTCAAAAGTTTTAGGATACGAAGGTTGTGAAATCTTCCCTAAACAAACAGAAATACTTGTGGAACGTGGGGACACAGGTAATTTCTTAAATTTACCCTACTACAACGAAATGAAAGGACTACGTTATGCGTATGATGATAGCGCTAATGCTCTGTCGCTTGAGCATTTCTGTGCACTGTATGATCAAAGATCTCTTGGAGAAAGAGGAATTAGAGAGATTAAAATCAATGAGACCACAGAACAAGAAGCATTTGCATTAGGACCACCTTGTTTAAATAAACTAGCGGCAATTGGGTTTGGGCAAGGATCAAGAAACAATGCGTTATTTAATATTGCAGTGTATTACAAGCAAGCTAAACCAGATAGCTGGGAAGACGAACTTGTTAAAGCAAACGCTAAGTATATGGATCCGCCGCTAAGTAATAGCGAGGTGCAACAATTAATAAAATCAGTAAACAGAAAAGGCTACGACAAATATAGATGTAAAGATGCACCTATTAATGCAGTATGCCAATCCGGTTTATGTAGAACAAAAAGATTTGGTGTAGGTTTTGGTGAAGAAGAGATGCCGCTTTTGGGCAACCTAACCAAATATACATCTAAACCACCGCAATGGTTTTTAGATGTAAACACAGACAGAATAGAATTAAAGTCAGAACAATTATACAGTCCACCTTTGTTTGCATTAGCTTGTTTGGATCAAGCAAACTTAGTTGTACCAGTTCCAAAAGCAAAAGACTGGAAACAATATTATTTAAAACCACTACTACAAAATGTTCAAGAGATAGAACCATTAGAGTCTTTGGATTCTACAAATGTAATATTAGATTTATTACAAGACTGGACAACAAACAGACAATCAGCAAGAACAATAGATGATGTATTTAACAAGTTACCTTTTACAGATGCTGATAGAGAATTTACATATTTTAGAATGGAAGACTTTTATAATTTTTGTAAGCGAAACAATTGGGAACTAGATAAAACTAAGACAGGTAATCTACTAAAACAGTTAGATGTATTTGTTGAAGAGTCTAGAGTTAGAGTTAAGAAACAACAACCAAGGCTTATAAAAATAAAAGCACTAAAACAAATAGAAGCAAGCACATCACAAGTAAAATATGAGGAGGAACATTTCTAATGAAAGGCACGAACTGGAAGTATCACTGGCACATAATAAAAGAACAACTTGATATGGCACAAGCAAAGATAAAAAGATTAGAGAGAAAAATAAAAAAATATGAAAACAATAATATTAGGTCCACCGGGCACAGGAAAAACAACGACACTACTAAATCTAGTGGACGAGTTCATACAAAAAGGAGTGCGGCCTAGACAAATAGGTTACTTCTCTTTTACCAGGAAAGCTGCAAACGAAGCAGCTGAGAGAGCGGCAAAAAAATTTGAACTTGACCAAGATACTGATTTAGAAAATTTTAGAACACTACACTCTTTTGCATTTGAGAAACTAGGTATGTCAAGAGAGAAGATGATGTCTCCAGCAGACTACAAAGAGTTTGGCAAGAAGTGTAACATACCTATCAAGACAGCAAAGTATTCAAGTGAAGACGGCACATTTAATTCTGATAATGAGTATCTAACAATCATAGAGACAGCTAGAGTAAAACAAGTAGACTTATTAAAGTATTATGACTCTAGACAAAACATATTAGATATAGAAAGAAATACTTTGTATTTATTATCTGAAGAACTAAAAAGATTTAAAGAAGAAAAGAAGAAGAAAGACTTCACAGACCTAATTGTAGATTACATAGCTAGAGATACTAAAACAAACTTCGAGGTATTATTTATAGACGAAGCACAAGACTTGTCCTCTTTACAATGGGACATGGTAAGATCTATGTGGAGAGACACAGACAAAACATACATAGCAGGCGATGATGACCAAGCTATATTTAAATGGGCAGGTGCAGATGTAGATCACTTTATATCTTTAAAGAAAGAAGTTGATACTATCAAAGTATTAGATGAGTCTTTTAGAATACCAGGTGGACCAATACATGAATTATCTCAAAGCATTATTAAGAAAGTAAATAATAGATTTGATAAAAAATATAAACCTAGATCAGAACAAGGCATCTTAAGAAAATACTCAGATCTTAGTCAAGTTGATATGTCAGAGGGACAATGGCTTGTGCTAGCCACAGCAAACTTTATGTTGGAGGATGTAAAAGAACTATGTGAATTAAGAGGTTGGTATTACAAATACAAGAATAAAAACTCAATAGATGTAAAATTATTACTGGCTCTACAAAACTGGGAGCAGTGGAGAAAGGGTTCAGAACTCACACATATTGAGATTAAAAACATCTACGGATATTTAGGCACAAATGTGGCAGACGGATTTAGAGAGGGTAAACTATTTCACTCTGAAGAAAAATATACATTGAAAGAATGTAAAGAAAAATATGGTCTGATGACAGACAAAGTCTGGTATGATTCGTTTGAAGGACTTGATACTTTCACAGAAAACTATATAAGGAATATGAGGGCTAATGGAGAGAAGATAAATGTTAACCCTCGTATAATAATGTCAACAATACACGGAGCAAAAGGAGGAGAGGCCAACAAAGTTCTTATTCTACAGGACTTAACTAATTCAGCACTTGAAACATTCCAGAATGATCCTGATGAACTACATCGATTGTTTTACACTGGAACAACAAGAACGAAGAAAGAGTTACACATTGTAGATCCAAAAGACTTTAACAAGGCCTATATATTATGAAAACAGAAGAAGCACTACAAACAGCAAAAGAACTAGTTACAGGACCTAGAGCAAAAACCTACGGAGATAAAATAAGAAACCATGCAAACATTGGTAAGATGTGGTCAGCATATCTTGATAAAGAAATCACAGCACACGACGCAGCTGTAATGTTAGCTTTATTAAAAGTTGCAAGAACAAAGTTTGGTAATCCAACGGAAGATACATACATTGATGCTGCTGCATATATGGCAATAGCTGGTGAATGTAAGTTTGACGAGTGATGGAAAGATTTTACATATTTTTATTATATGCATATATGTTTATTGCTATTGTGTATTACATTTTTTATGGTCAGTTTAATAAACACGTGCCATCAATGACCAAAGAAGAGTGGGACAGAAAACTATGAGGACTACTCAGCCACCATTGTTTGCACCTGAAACCGAATGGGTAATGCCGGACGAGTTAAAAGACTTAACGCATTACAAAGAGATAGCCGTTGACCTTGAAACGTATGATCCAAACTTAACTGTGAGTGGATCGGGGAACGTGGTTGGTAATGGACACATTGCTGGTGTAGCGTTGGCTGTAGAGGGTTGGTCAGGATATTTTCCAATAGGTCATCAGAGTGGTGGCAACATGGATACGACATTAGTATTCAGTTGGCTCAGAGATTTATTTAACAGAGAGGACAAGACATTTATATTTCACAATGCGATGTATGATGTGTGTTGGTTAAGATCCAACGGCATGCATATCAAAGGTAAGATAGTTGATACTATGATAGCTGCCTCTCTAATAAATGAAAATAGATTATCATACAGACTAGACTCATTAGCAAAACAATACGTTGGTATTGGTAAAGATGAAAAAGTTTTACAAGCCGCAGCAAAAGCGTGGGAGATAGATGCAAAGAAAGATTTATGGAAACTACCATCTATGTATGTTGGTCAGTATGCAGAGAAAGATGCAGAGGCTACATTAAAACTATGGCAAAGATTAGAAACAGAATTATATGCACAAGAACTTACAGATATATTTAAATTAGAATCAAGATTGTTCCCTTGTCTTGTAGATATGAGATTCAAAGGTGTGCGTGTAGATATAGACAAAGCACACAAAATAAAAAAGACTCTTATACAAAGAGAGAACACCATATTAGATAAAATAAAAAAACTTACAAATGTAGATGTAGAGATATGGGCTGCAGCTTCTATTGCAAAAGTATTTGACTATCTAAAATTACCGTATGACAGAACTGCAAAAACAAACAAACCTAGTTTTACAAAAAACTTTTTGGCTAATCATCCACACGAGATAGCAAAAGATATTGCTAGTGCTAGAGAGATAAATAAAGCACATACAACATTTATAGAAACAATATTAAAACATTCACACAAAGGCAGAATACACGCAGATATAAATCAAATTAGATCTGATGATGGTGGCACAGTCACTGGTAGGTTTAGTATGTCTAAC